TGTAGTATATTCAGTACAGGGAAGATTATAATTACAGGGGCGGAGACCCTAAAGGAGATTGCATTTGGATACAACATAATTAACCAGCATATAAATGAAAATTCAAAAATTAGGGTTTCTCCAACTGTTGAGACGGATGTATTTGACATTTTCTTGGGGTACAGGTGTGACCCATTTGTGAGGTTACTGAGAGAGAAGGGGTTTAATTCTTGGATGAGAACAATAACGAATAGACAAATTAATTTCTAGGTGTATTTTAATAAAAGATGTCTCAACGACTTGGCATGGCCGATGGTCGATGCTTCACAATAAACACGTCAGCCCAACTCCTCAACAACTATGTGATGAAACAAAACAACATCTCATTCGAGGATAATTATTCTTACAGGCAACTCCTCCAAAAGTCTGGACCAGAGATGCTCACCAAAATTCAAGATGAACAGGGAAAGAAGAACTGCAATGACTGCAACAAACCACTGATCAACGCATCGAAAATTTACTAACTGAGCTAAATTTAGAAAAAAACTTTAAACTCATACTGTAGAATGTCAACATGCTCCATATGTCTGAATGAAGTCAAGTCGACTCGGGCAAATCCCCCGACGCGCTGCGGACATATGTTTCATTCCCACTGTCTACAGGGATGGAAAAATAAAGGTAAAAATACATGCCCGGTATGTAGAAAAGTGTTTGATGCCTCACAGTTTAAAATTACAGTCACAGTACAGAACAATCATACAGCAGTGTCAAATACTGTGTCATTGAATGAAAATACCACGATGGAAGTTGTAGATCTTTTTGACCTATCTTTCGATGGTGTCGAAAATTTAATGGATTTGGATAGCATTCTATCGGACCTTGGGATGAGTCTTTCCGACTTTGATTCCGGAATTTTTGACACAGAATGAACTACAGTACTTCTCGTAGTTCAACCCAGGATAGTTCTTGGAAGCTTTGCGGGGATCTTTGATTACCTTACCCTTTGCATCAGTCAGAAGTGGACCCGTAGCCCAACCACGCTTGTGACTGAATACATTTGCTTTGAATACAATACGCTTACCCACTTTAAATTTACCAGCCCTCTTCACCCTCGATTCTGGGATGTTGAAGAATTTAGCCACGGACTTTACAGTATCACCCGGTTTTATCTTGTATTCCACAACCCCGTGTTGTTTGTAAAAGTGAAAATCACCTTGACGAATGTAATTTGTGGGCCTCCCAGGTGAAACAAACATCATAACCTTGTAGTACCCCTTCTTACACTTCGTGTCACCATTAACCTTGTAGACCTTTTTGGGGTTATCCGAAATAACGCGTTTCGGTAAATCTGTACAGTGAGTATAATTATGGTTTCCGTTGGATAACCCAGATCTATCCCCTGGTATAGATTTCTGCCAACGGTAGGCTTCATAGTCACCGACAGCATAGGCGTAGCAGTTGTTATTTCCCACACCCTTCGCGGTACCCCAACGACGGGTTGTGAAAGTAGGTTCAGACCCACTTAATGGCACCGTCATTTATATTCAGGGTAGAAAAAAATATAGACTATTAATAAATGATTCAAGAAGTCTCCAAATCTAAGACGCGATCCGAGGTAGTCACAGAACTTTTAGTGTTTGTGCTCACCGTTCTCATTAGTACCTTCTTTCTCCGCATAGCCTGGAACCGCTCACTCGTGAAGCATATCTCGGTGCTCAGACCAATTAAAACAATGGGCGATGCACTAGTTCTCGCACTTTCCATTCAAGTTCTCCGTGGTTTATAATTTCAATCACTTCATTCAGCAGTACACCTGCTTACGAATTCACCCACCCGTGGTTTCGTAAATAGCATTTTATTGTTGGTAAATGTTAAATGTCCTCAACCGTCTTTACTATTGGAACTAAGAATGTCACGCTCAAATACACCAGGAAAATGCCACGTGGTGAAGTTGAACGGATGAAATCATTCATGACTAAGGGTGGGGTGAAGCTCCTAAAGACCCCAAAGTTTAAGATACTTTCTCAGGTTGATGAGGGCACTACGCGCACATTCAAGATCATACTTTAATCATCTCTGTCTGCGGGGGATTAGCTTGGGGGGTGCGACTTCCCGTTGTTTTTTCATAACAGCCACCGCCCTCGCATATGCAGCCGCCTTATTGATTGGTGTCTTAGATTTCTTTTTCGGAACAATCTGGGGTCGCACAAATTTTCGCGGCTTTGGTAGGGGTAAAGCCTTGGTTTCACCAGTGAGGAAGGGTTTAGATAAAATCTTTTCAAACCCTGGTAGGTAAAAGGTGTGAGCGATATTTTTACGGTCGGTGCCAATCAATCTAAATTTTTTGAGAACCGTACTTTTGGCACCCAAATACATGGGTGGTAGGAGGGAGTTAATAAAATTCTTCACTTCTGGGTTTTTCGATCGTGTGGTCATACCGTAAAGGCTGTTTAAGAAAAGGTGTACATCGTATAGTTTGTGAGAGTTTCTCGAAATTCCAATGTTTTTGAAGTAGTTGTCGTTTATCAAAGGGTTTTTTATACGAGGGAAGAGTGAAAATCCAAAATCAATCATCACGGCCTCGATACCACCATTCGAAATTGTATACGTTTTATTGTTTAGCTCAACTTTGATATTCTTTTCGGGTACCTTTTTTATCAAAATGTTGCCTCCATGAAGATCGTGGTGTCTGAATTTTGGATATTTTCTATGGATCCTGTAGAGATTGTAAATAATTTGAACTATAAGAGACTTTTGTTGTTCTAATGTTGGGTTGGTATTCCACCAGTTTCTTAATTCTACACCATCAATATACTCCATATAGATGATGAGTTTATCAGCACACTTCTTGTATATGTAATTTTCTGGAACACCGAAGCCCTTCAACTTTTTCGCAATGGTGAATTCCATCCGAGCTGGATTTTGTTTGATATAGTTCTGCAATTCAGCTAGGGTTACATTATTTTCGGGTAACTTAATTTCCTTGTAGGCTACATATCTCTTACCTTCTCCATTCACGTTCCCCTTGAATACATTTCCATACTCCCCAGATCCAACCTTTTTGGTTGAAGGTAAATAACTTCGAGGTGAACACCCCTTTTTCCCCCGAAGAATCTTTATGAGATTTTTCTCTATGTTGGACATTCTTACTTATTCGTAAGAAGTTTTTTCTTCTTACCAATAGGGACTGGATTTTTTTATTTTTTTTGAAAGGGAATCTTACGCGTCAACCTCCTCATCAACCTCCTCCTCGTCAACCTCCTCCTCGGGGCCTGGGAGGTCGAGGCCCTGGAAGGCGAAGGACGGAAGCTTCGTAGACTGCTCCAAGAGGCATTGGTTGAGCCTCATGGTCACACCGAACTTGTTATCGATGAACCAGATGCTGCTGAGGTCGATGATACACATAACCTTCTGACCCTTCTCGATGGCGTCGACCGTCGTAGGCTCACGCTGCATAGTGTAGGCCTCCGGGACAAAGGTGCCATCGGGTTTGGTCGTAATCTTCAGCTTCATGGTAGAGGGGTACTGCTCCTTACCTGGACGAACCATTGGCTTGTAGAGGGCCTCTTTGAGAACTGCGACGTTGAACTCCTTACCGAGCCACTCCTTAGAGTTCTTGGCGACGGTGTTGACGATGATGTTGTCGAGCTCGGAGAGCGTCTTGTGCACCCCCATAGCCTGCTCGTTATCGGGGTCAAATGAGAGATCGAGGGAGTAGGTGGTGCGCCCAGTTCCCTCATCAGTAAAGGCACTGAGACCGAAGGGGGATCGCATGAAGGGGAGTTGAAGATAACATTTTTTGTTGCCGCCGGCGTTTAGGTAGACGGTTTTACCGCCATTCTTGTTCTTACGGAGATTCGAGAAGCCCACAGAAGCGGGGGAGAGATCGGAAATTTGTTGAATAGAGAGCGACATTGTTGGTTGGTTATATTTATTCTAGGAGGCTCGACTTTAAGTAAGTTTTTTTGTTGACATATATCAAAAGTATAATGGGTCTCTTTAAAGACTGTGGTTGCGGCTGCAACGGTAAAAAACAGCAGGAGAAGTTAACAATCTCTATCATTTCCGGTTTACTATTTTTCATAGTGGCGAACCCAAGCACCTTCCTTCTCGTCAAAAAGGTTTTGGGATCCCGGATCTCATCTCCAACCGGTTGTCCAACTACATTGGGTCTAATTGTCCACGCAGTCGTTTTCACTCTCATCGTTTGGGGTATGATGAATGTGAGAAAGAGTTCGGGTGGTTGCTCTAAGAAAAATGGTAAAAAGGGGGAGAAGAAGGTGGTCGCGGAACCACCACAGATGGTGGATACCCCCAGTGCCGAGCCAGAGTTCAGTGAACCCAAAGTTGAGGTTACTACCAGTGGGTACAAGCTTCAACCTATGGCGATCAGTTCGGAGGGTGCTTTATACGATTAAAACTCTTCATCAAACCCAATATCATCCGAGGTGTCATCCATCTTTCCGTAGTCTCCTACCCTCTTCTCGAAGAAGTTGGTTTTTCCATCCAGGCTGATATTTTCCATAAAATCGAAGGGGTTCTTAGAACCCCACAGTGTAGGCTGTCCAATCTGCTTGAGAAGGCGATCCGAAACATACTCGATGTACTCGGACATCTTCTCAGAGTTCATTCCTATGAGGTTACAGGGAAGGGCATCCAAAATGAACCCCTTTTCAATTTCCACAGCCTCTCTAACTATGGAGTGAATAACCTCAGTGGAGGGTTTGTTTCTCAAAAGTTTGAAAAGTTCCACAGCAAACTCCTGGTGGAGGCCCTCATCCCTAGAAATAAGTTCATTCGAGAAGCACAGGCCGGGCATCAGGCCCCGTTTCTTGAGCCAGTAGATGGCACAGAAACTCCCAGAAAAGAAGATTCCCTCTACACAGGCAAATGCGAAGAGGCGCTCGGCGAAGGTTCGGGACTTGGTATCGAACCATTTTAGGGCCCAGTTGGCCTTTTTTTGAATACAGGGGACGGTTTGTATAGCCTCGAAGAGGTGTTTTTTCTCAGTAGAATCTTTGATGTATTTGTCTATCAGTTTAGAGTACGTCTCCCCGTGGACCATTTCATTGTGGCATTGGTATGCATAGAATGAACGGGCCTCAGAGATTTGTACCTCATCGGCGAAATTGTTATTGATATTCTCAAAAACAATTCCATCGGAACCAGCGAAGAATGCCAGGATGTACTTGATGAATTTCTTTTCATTATCGTTTAAATTTTTCCAGTCTTCCATGTCACTAGACAGATCTACCTCTTCCGCTGTCCAGTTGGACATTTGAGCCTTCTTGTAGAGTTCCCAGAGCTCAGGATACTTCAGGGGAAAGACAGTAAATCTATCGAGGGTTGATGCTAGGATGGGTTCGTATTCATCTTCAATGTATTCTTGGTATTCAAAGTAGTTTCCGATATGACGTCCGTCAATAAATATTTGAGGGTAGGAATCGATACTGCCACCACATAATTTTTTTAGTTCCTCCTTTTCTATCAAAATCTTTTCGTATTCGAGACCCTCTGCCTCACTGAGGGTCACCGCGTGGTCGCAATACTGACATCCTTCCTTCGAGTAAATAATAACTTTCATCTGTGATATTATCCCTGATTATTTTTTGTGAGAAAACTCTAAGTATGATTGTACCATCCGAAATAAACGAAAACGATATAGTTAAACTATTTGTAAATGAAGACGGTGTTGAAGACCAAATGTACGGTGTCGTTGGAATGAACACCGGCCTGACTCTCGGGGTCAGGTACCTCAATCCAACTGAACTTATTTATAAGTCCGCTTGTGTCTACAGAATAGACGACGGGGAACTGTCACCCGCACCCTTCGAGAGTCTCATGGAGCACTACCCAAGTGGCACGACATTTAAGGATCTGGAAATGAAATCCCTTGGTACTGATATGTTTGCTTATTATTCCGAGATTGACATCGAAGACACCGACAGTGACATATACGACGAGGGCCAATCTGGATCCGATTTAGATGATTTCATCGTATCAGACAGTGAAATACAGGGTTCCCCACCACCCGGGCATGAGATAATTGATAAAGAATGGGCGGGATGGAAACCATCAACTTCAGGGGGTAAAAGTTTTAAAGAAACGGTGGACTTAATAGAAATGCACGTAAAAAGCCTAAGTCTGTAAACGCGTTTTTTAAAAATCAAAAAAAAATTTATAGTCTAAAAAAGATGCTGGCAGCTATCTGGACTCAAGTAGATTTATTATTACCAAAACAAACCGAAGAAAAGCCAGCTAACATACATATATGCCGTGAGTGCTCAGGTACTAAAATTATTTCACCCGAGGGTTTACCAACCTGTTCTGAATGTGGGCTTGTAGATGACAGGTTTATCGATGATACCGCAGAATGGACGAGCGGGATGACGGACGATGGAAAGGTAAATGATCCATCCAGGTGTGGTAATCCTAACCCAAACCCAGAGCTCTTTTCACAAAATTGGGGGAAGGGAACTGTTATTTCAACGCAGCGATCTTCAACATACGAAAACAAACGTATGGCTAAAATTAACTTTCATATGTCTATGAACCACAAAGACCGTTCTCTTTTTCACGCGTATAAGGACATCGACGAGGCGTGTTATACATTACCAGATTCGATACTCAAAGATGCCAAGATGATGTACAAAAAATTCAACACTCAAAAACTTACCCGTGGTGCAGTGCGTTTGGGGATAAAGGCGAACTGCGTTTTGTACGCGTGCCGTCTTGCTCAGTTCCCGAGGACCACGAAGGAAATTGCCGATATGTTCGGAATTCAATCAAAGGATATCAGTCGGACAACCCAAATGTTCCAAGATGTTATATCGGGAAAAACCGAGAAGAACTATGTGACGAAAGCCTTCGACGTGATGAATCGTTTACTAAACTCTTTTGATGTTACACGGGATCAAAGACTTCAATGTAATAGGATGTGTAATGCAACAGAGGATTGTGTAGATCTTATGAGCAAAACACCCAATAGTATTGCATCCGCGATTATCCATATAGTTTTTGGAAATAAAGTTACAAAGGCGGAGATGTGTGAGAAGTGCTCGGTATCTATACCGACATTAAACAAAATTGAGGTCATCATAAAAAAACACTTAGAGGTTAAAGGTCTAAAATAAAAAATGACCAAGTTGTTTCTCGCCACACCATGTTATGGTGGGCTATGTTTAGAAAAGTATATGTCTAGTATTATTAAACTTCAGGTTCTTTTAATAAAAGAAGGTATTCAGTTATATCTCGACACAACCGAAAACGAATCACTCGTACACCGCGCCCGTAATGTATCCGTGGGACGCTTTATGCAGAAAACGGATTGTGAATATTTTATGTTTATCGATGCCGATATTCACTTTGATCCGGCATCCGTAGTCCGCCTTGTTAAGTCTGGTCACGATCTCTCCGTCGCATGCTACCCCAAGAAGGTTGTGATGTGGGATCAAGCCGCCAACGCCGTGAAGAATGGGGATGACAGGGATATGTCTATGCTGTCTTCAAGCCTCGTAATCAACTTTGGAGCTCAAAACCGTCCCATCACCAATGGATTTATAGAAATTCTCGATGGACCCACAGGTTTTATGGTTATTAAACGCTCAGTGTTTAAGACCCTAGAGGAGAAGTTTCCAGAACTTTGGTGTAAGAATGATCACCAAAATAGGGATTTTGACGACTATCACGCAGCCTTTGACTGTATGATAGATCCCGTAAATCGGAGGTACCTCTCAGAAGATTACGCATTTTGTCGCCGTTGGCAACAGGCCGATGGTAAAATCTATGCAGATGTAAACACCACACTGGGTCACGTTGGGAATTTACCATTTAGTGGATGCTTAAATGACAGGCTTAAGGCTTAGGGTATATGTAGAAATATGAATTTTGTGACTATTATAACTACGAGGTCCAAGTCTTGTAGTGTTAAAACTCTCCACTCTATTTTACGTCTCAATATAACATGTCTCCAAAAACAAATTAACAATGAGATTGTCTTTGTGAATGATGACCCTTACGAAAAGGCGGAGATGGTTCAGAAGTATATGAAAAGTCATGATCGTATACTGTTTATTGATTTTGGAATTGGTGTCGATGAAAATTCTATTGCACAGTGTTTTGAAGCACATGAAGGAGTTGGGTGTTTGGTCTTTCCAGGTGTAAAGGAGGGTATAGATTGGGACGTTTTTAAATCAAAAGTTCGGAGTGAGTCTACGGAACCGGTTGAACAAATGGGTCTCGCGTTTGATACAAGTGTGGGTAATAAAATATCTCAAAACATTTACCAGGTTAATCACACGACTGCGCGCTGTTGGATGATGAACACCAAAAACACCCTCAAGAGTATCAAAGATAGAAAAACTGGAAATTGGAAAATATATCCCAAAATGTTTGAAAAATTCAAAGAACAGGGTGTACGAATAAATGCATTTTCAGCATCTAAGTTAACTTTAACATACACACATGAATGTGTAAGTAATATCTTAAACGCCGCTGGTGTAAAAGTTAATTAAAGTTATATATACAAATAAAAATATGTCTATCTGTAATAATTCACCACTTTACAAACACGTCGTGAATTATATACACACCTGTTGGAAGAGTAAGGATTACTTCCCGGGACCCCAACCTATATCAATTGAACGCCGACATTTCCCAATTCTCAAGGGTGCAGAGTACCTAGTGTGTGAGAAGACGGATGGTGAGAGATACATGATGGTTGCCCTCATTTTCCAGGGTAAAAAGAAATGTCTCTTTGTCAACCGCTCATTCAACATGTTTGAAGTCCCAATAAACCTGAAAAAAGTGGCCTACGAAGGAACCATCCTCGATGGTGAACTGTACGAGAATACCCTCATGGTATATGACGCAGTTTTCGCCAATGGTGAACCAGTATGGGATTTGAATCTGATGCTAAGACTGGAAGCGTGTAAGATTGTAACTGGGTCTATAATCTA